TACATTATTAGCTTACCTTCACTGCTTTTTTGATAGCACTGTCGATTGATTTTTTATACTGTGAAACGAACTCGTTTGTTGCCGACGAAACGTTATTTTCAAGCGCCGGTCGCATGAACGGATGCGCGGCCATTTTTTCGGTTCCGAATTCAAATAACCTCCAGTGCGGCGTAGGTGAATTGGCTACTTTTTCTCCACCTTTTTTTAATACTGCACCGTGTTTTACACCGACTCGAAACATCAGATCACCCGATCTTTTAAATGTCCTGCTACTAAACCTCACCGATATATTATCTGCAATACTCCTGCCGGTTGCAGGATCATCAATAGTTTCAGCACCTTCCTTTGCCGATTTTGCCACGAGGTTTGCAGCTTTACGAAGAGCAAAACGACCGCCCTTATATTTAACATCGCTTTTAATCGATGCAAATTTACCCAATAGCTCTTCAACGCCCTGCAATCCAAATTGAGTACTATTCATTATGATTCCGCCTCTTCCAATACCACCTCTGCAAGCATAATTGTCAAGTATTCAAGCCCTGATTCTTTATCGGGCAATGGCGGCCCAACTATTTCATATAGTTTCGAGCGAAAAGAAATACGCATCCCAGCTGTAATATCGGTGCGGTACCGAACAATTGCCCGGCATGACGTTTGATTCTGATTGCTCGCCGCTGCAATAAATTCCTTGGTTGAATACGGTTCAAACGATCCCCATACCGTGCCAAGTTCTGACCATACCGTTTCCATGTCGCCAGTATCGGAATCCTGCTCCTGATCCGGTTCAAGTATTTTTAATCGATGTCTTAATTTTCCAGCGTCAAGCGACATTTAAAATTCTTTCGCATACGTTTGATTCTGGCACAAACTCGCTGTATATATCAACATCCGAACCAATCCAATCTTTTAAACTAATTGGATCTCCGAACTTTGGATTGTGTCCACATCCTATACCTATTCTTCCCGGCATTCCCTTTATCCCTACCACCATTCGGCTATTATTCAATTTTTTAGAACCCCGGAAATTTCTCCATAACACCATATCGATAAATTTTAAATTCTGTTTTGATGAGGCACGCAGCGCTTCAAGAGCTTTGCCCTTTACCGCTGTACTGCATAATCCAGAGTGTTTATAGTTCGTAAGAAGTTTACCACAACCGGTACTGACATTAAAATATCTGGATGGCGCCTCTCCCACCATATCAACTACATCTAACCATGCATTGATATATGCAATATATCTTGGATCATACCAATCATCATCTTCAACAACAATAACTCGTTCATTTTTATTGATAATAGATAACCCGGCCAAAAGATTACGCGCCTGTGTATTCGCCCCTGCCATCCAAAAAGGTTCGGGACGAACAACATCTATTTTCCAATTGTCACGTTCAAATGTAATATGCTGTTGAATTTTACCATCATCTACCACAACCCACCTGACAGGGCATAGACACGTTTGACGACGCATCAGCATCTCACATATTTTCCATGCCTCTGGACGTTCCCCTGTTGTAGTCAATAATGTCAACCTGTCCATTATATCATTTCCCTTAATTCAGCTCTACGATAATGAGGCAACGCAGTTTCACGGGAACAATTTACCACTTCGATTCCTAATTTAATAAAATCACGATAGGCACACGAAAAATGATGAATCCATTTTGAAAAATTAAAATCCTTTCGGAGTGGATATTCATGAGTACCATGCCAATGGCCTTTTCCAGAATTGTCATTCATATCATAACCAAGCATAATTATTTTACCGGCACCAAATTGAACAGCCAACCCAATTGCGCAAAATCCTGAATTGCCTCCCCATGAAATTATTCCCGGTTTATTACTGATGCCCTTTATCGGCTTATGATAAGGGCAATGATGTATATCAGGAGCTATCGGCTCATGGTGTCCTGTCCATAATTCACCAGAACACGACGATCTCACTTCAGGTAAATGTAAATTCCACCAATCATGATCACTTGAGTAATGAATATCGGCCCATGGCGCTAATCTGTACGTTGTGTTTACGGTAATGACACGAGCTTTTCCATGGCAATACTCTGCATCTTCATTGGTCATGCTCGGTCCGCTTGCCATACATATCACGGTTTCCCCGTTCCATCGGTGCCAATATTTTTTTATGTCGAAAGAAACCATTATTTACACCTTGGTAGTTAACTGCTTTTTTGCAACAGCAAATATCTGATGTGGCGCAGATTTCTCAAAAATAGTATCATCATGATTTTTTAAATGTAATATTTCTTGCCCACCGTATTTTGTACCAATGTCAACGAATCCGGCATCTTCAAGTAGCCCCTTAAGTCCCGAATCAGTATACCTGAAATAATCATCTGGATACCCGTGAATATGAAAACAGAATAGGGTTGTTATAATGATGGTCCCGCCCGGTTTAATAACTCTGCAAAGCTCCGGTAGCGCAACCCACGGCCTGCGGACGTGCTCAAGGACTTCAGAACATAATACGCCGGTAAATTTATTAGTCCAGTTTTCCGGCAATGCGTGAATGTCAGCTACTATATCAACACCATCTCCAGGCTGCATATCAATTCCTGTCCATTTTCCTATTGCCAAATCTCTGTTAATTAACCACCAAAAATTTGGATTATGAACACGGCTTCCAACCTCAAGGACATCATTTCCAAGGAGGGGTAAATATTTTTCTATCCATCTCCGTAACCTTCCGCGAATGCTATCAACAGGCATGTCGTTTTTAACAATATTTTTCATATTACTTCTTCTAAAATAGCACGGTCAAAGCATTCCAATTCCGTATATCTGCTGCAATTATAAATTTTTACACCTTGTTTTTTTGCATTTTCAGCCACTCGTTTAAACTGTTCTTTCCACTTTTCAATTTTTGAAACTGTGGGATTTCTTAATACAGGAAGAGGGTGAGAGCCGTGCCAGTGAATACCGTTCTTGATTGAACAATCATATCCAAGAAGTGCAATGTTTTTAAAGCCCTTAAATATTCCGAATTGTATGGCTCTCATTCCTGAATTATACGGACCAGCAGCAATATGATAATGCAATTTGTATCTATTTGCTGCCTTGTCAGAACAGGTCCACTTTTCGGCATCGATATTTATTTTATCGTAATTTAAATTCCACCATTTTGAATCACCGGCATAGATGTAATTACAAAATGGAGCTATTTCCCATGAGTTATTTACGGCAACAGTTTTGATACCGCTCTTACGGACAAGCTCACAATCTTCCGCCGTAAGGCTCGGACCCGATGCGATACAAAACAAATCTACCATAAGCGCCGATCTTATTATAGAAAAGTGTCATAAAGAACACAACTTGACAATAGATTCAACACGGTTCTATTTACGCGGTAGCTTTCACCGCTTAAAACTTGGCCTTCTCTGTTTGCATAAAGATCTCCGCATATTAATTTAATTGCCTGTTTATATTTATTTGGCATAGAAGATACTCCATCACTATCATATTCCCACCCGCAAATAAATTGAACCTCGATAGGATTAGAAGGATATGCGGTAAACGATGGCCATGTTGCTCCATAGGGTAGAACTATTCTTCCGCATTGATCGCCGTTTGTTTCAACGATATAATCAGTTCCTACTGTCATTGTAGTTATAACACTGTCAGAATCGGTGTATTTTAAATGTGCTACGCTTTGCAAATTTCCAAACGGAATTTTGAAATAGTTAGAACAAGGGAAAGCGTCAAAGTAATAATTCCAAGTTTGCGTGAACAGCTTTCTTGACGTTAAATCCTCAACGCTTTCCCTTGCTGCCTCGATAATCGCCTCAAGTTCAACAGCGGAATCAGAGTCGTATTCGTCTATACGAAGATGTGTACATAACTCCGTTAAGCTAATAGGCTCTAACTCCGGTGCTGTTTCAATAACAAGCACCATACGTTATACTGCAGCTTCCGCATAGGCGCCTGTTGACATAGGCACATAAAACAAGTGCGCAGTAGCTGTTATTGTCGCAGCCTGCGAAGCATCACTTGATTTCATGCCTATAACCCCTACCGTATTTGCTCCTGTAGCTGTTATTCCACCAAGGAT